ATAACGATGTCATCCCCATAGACATTGATCAATTTGTGATCTTTTGGATCACAGCAGGACCAAGCCAAGCTGTAAAACAGCAAGGATTCCAGGGGGAACGTAAATCCGTTCCCCATCGAAGAAAACTTCTCGAGGCGGAGGACCTCATTTCCAGCGCGGAAAGTCCCTGTGCGATATGACCGGAGGAAATCCCACCAGTCATAGGGCAAGAGACTCTCAACAACTTTGTTTGAGATCAAATCCGACGCACTTGAGAGGTCGAGGGTTGCTACTTCCCCCGTGAGTGAACCGCGGCAGGCCAGGCGCTGGTTAAGCGTCTGATCTGTTAAGTCCACTCCCTCTTTACGCAGACAGGAAGCGATATAGGCGCCAATGCCAAGCTGAACAAATGAGTTCAGCGACGGCTCAACACCGATCGTTCGATCTGTCTTCGCGTTTTTCCGAACGAAGTCAGTCCTGCCGTCATGGATGACGACAGGGACTGAGGCCACACCGTCGTCGGCTGGAGAGCCAGACCACAGTGGTACCTCCGCGAACACACTCGGGAGAGTGCGAATCGCGTCTTCACTACAAGCGAACATCTGGTTCAGCTTACGCCGAACCGATGCATCCTTCTTTTTTACTTGCGTCGTCGCACCTGGTCCAAAACGAAGGCGGAGTTGCTCGAGCTCTGGGACATCGCCCAGGATAGCACTTATTTTCCGCTGAGCCCGAAAAAGAACGGACTCAACGCGCGGGGGGAAGACAAAACCTCCCGCGAAGTACTTCCTGAAGATGTCGTTTGACTCAGCACACCTCGTCTCGGACTCAACGAACTTGTCCCACGCTACCTGCGTACGGTCCACACCCAAATCAAGATCCTCACGCTTCTGAAAGAAGCCAAGGACCTGACGCAAGTGTCGAGCCGTATGTACAGATATATGGGAGTAGTCAAGTTCGAAGAGACACAAACCGGTGTAATCGCGGTCTCTCACGAGATTGCGTACAGTAACGGTCTGCTCCTCGGGCTCAGTGATGAGCTCAAGGTGTCTTTCGGCAAGGAGAAGGAGAACCTCGTTTGTAACTGTCGAAGACCACTTCTGATCCCAGCGTGTAAAACGCATAATGCCTCCTTAATCGGAAGGTTGGGGGAAGTGTCAGCTCAAGTCGCGGAGACTAGCTGATCGATCAGTTCCGGGAGCGGACCCGTCGAAACCGGCGTGACAGACGTCGAAACGTTGCCCAGCAGGTTCGTCAGGATCTGCCGCACGAGGCGCCGTCCAGTTACGTCGGAACGCTCGTGAAAGAACCCTTGGCAAGCCATGGTATTCACGTAAGCGACCTTCGGCGCAGCGGTGTAACCCGCCGCATTCTGGTTGGTAACCGTCTCCATGACGGGTACTTCGACTCGTACATCTGCCCGGTAGACGCCAGACTTGAGCCGTTGCAACTTCGCAACGGCACAGACCTGGGCGTACTTCGGGACAGACGCGAGTTGCTCTCGCCACGTCGCGATTACTTCACCCTTTTCACGGGTAACGCTCTCGGCAACGAGGGTATGGGCAACTGGCGTGGCAGCACCGTCATAAACGGTGATATTGGCAATGGCACTCAAGGTGTCACTCCTAAAGGTTTACTAACCAAATTGAAAGGACTTTGCTGGGATACCGGCTAATGACTGCCGAATTTTTGAACCAACAAAGCAACCGCGTTCGCACAGTGTTTCCACGATGCGACCTTGCCCAAGGGTTTGAAATTAGGCAATGGCACGGAGAGATTCGTGCTAACAGTCCGGGTGACTTCGGCTTTTGACCAAAACCACTCAGGCTGAATCTGCCACTCGGTGGGAGACACTTTGTTAGTGCTCTTCAACTGACGGCAGAAAAATCGCTCTTCGCGATATATAGTTTTGATGAACGTCCCGGTAAGACTCGAAGCGAGCCCCCGGGCAGCAAGGTACGAACCGATTGGTATGAACCAGTCGGCAACGAAGCTGTAGGGAACAAGTTCCCACACAACACTTGCTGGATCCGTCAAGCCTGTCAAAGATGCGACATCGACCTCTTTCAGTCGAGCAATGTACTGGCCCCGGGTTGCCCCGGCGAACTGCCAATCGTTGCCCTCCCTGATATAATTACCAGGGGCTAAGTCGTACATCGACAGTTTCTTTTTCTTACGGACCTTGTAGGTCTGCACCAAAGGAAAATTCAAGAGCTTACCCAACATTTCTGCCGAGTTTCTCGCATCTTCCAACAGTGGCAGCCATCCATACTGTAGCTCGAGCCAAAAGTTTGAGGCACTCTTTGGGGTATTACCCCTACGGAGGTCTCTAGCCGCAGACTCAAAGCCACGGGTGCGTCCGGCGTCGACGCCAAGCGCCTTCACGGCCCCATAAGGGTCGAGTCGGTGTATTGCCTGAAGAGACTTGCGTATGCGAGTTGCAGAGCTAGCGATTAACTTCAACGTTTGGTGGCCTTCACCTAAGAAGACCCCCATGTTGAAGTCGCTGCCCGCGACTGCTTCGCGCAGTTTCCCAATCAGAGCAATATCGTCGTTGCTGTTCCACACCGAATCTGGTTTGACTGTGTACCCTATGCCCCACTCACCCCGAAAGGTATTATACGAAGTCTTTTGAAGGACTCCGTACTGATCGCGGACAGTGTACGTTGTAGGACGGTCAAACCACTGCTCGATTGAGCAATAGTATGGATGATCCTCGACTTTCGCCCTTCGTGGAAGTCTCACGACTCTACGATATTGGGTGGGACGTCGAGCTCCCGGAAGCCATCGCCACACGGTTTCGTATGACTTAACTCTCGGAGGACCATCAGTCCCGTTCCAGGTCTTGTAATAGCGGTTCCCAGCGGATTTAAACCCGTCGGAAAACCACTGCCCGGCATAGTTCGTATGCCAAGCCTCGATCTGGTAGGACGAATCGAGTGTTCTAGTTCCTACTGTCATCGGGCCACCCCAAAAAGGCGGTCCTGGGTCATTAGACCCGAAGAATCCTCCTCAGCAACCATAGACCTCGCGCGGATTTGAATCTCCGCGCGCTCAACGACCCG